GGTGGTGTCCCCGCTGATGAAAATGCGATCAGCAGCGGAGGCGATCCAGTAGGCGGCCGAGGCAATCATGCCGTCCGTGTGGGCCACGATGGGCTTCACTCCCCGGTAGCTGGCGACGAGGTTGGCGAACTCCTGGGTTCCGTCCACCGCCCCGCCGGGGCTGTCCACCGCCAGGACCACCGCTCGAACCTGGGGGTCTTCCATGGCCCGGACGAACTCCGATGCGGCGTAGCTGGTGGAGGTCCCGCCCGAGATGTGCATCAGCAGGTTCATCCGCTTGGCGATGACCCCCTCAATGGGGAGCACCGCCACACCGTCCACGATGTCGTAGCCCTTGGGCTCGTTCTTCAGCGGCCGGCCCAGGCTGGCCGACAGGCCCTCCAGGTCGATCTTGTCCCCGCGAACGTGCCGGTTGTAGATCCCCAGCACCTCCTGATACATGGGCGGCGTGATGGCCCATGGGGCGCACACCAGGTCAACGAGTCGGGGCATCGGTGCCTCCCTGCGTTTCATCGGGTTCCGGTTCGTCTGTCTCAGGCTTGGCAGGCTGGCCAGGGGCCGGAGCAGGTGCGAGGGCCTGGCCCAGGCCGCCCTCCTTCATCATCCTGGTCTCGCGCACAAGCTGGTAATGCTTGCTTTCCCAGTCCCCGCCGGTGAGGGCTGCGCACTCCTCGGCGTGAGTGGACAGGCCAAGGGCGATTCGCTTCCCTGCGGCCTCCACTTCCTTCACGGGGTCGATCTGGCCTGCGCTGTCCCCGATCCACTTGGTGCCCAGGTAGGCCCGGCGGATGGCGGGGTCCTGGAAGTAGCCAGGGGCCACCACGCGCCCGCGGGCCACCGCCTCATCCATCCACGCCTCGAACACCGGCTGGCAGAACGAGGTAACGAGCCAGGCCCGGCGCCCGTTGAAGAACCGCCAGGCCTCCAGGATGGCGGCCTTGCTGGCCGAGTAGCTGGAGTTGAACCGCTTCAGCAGCACCTCGAACGGAATCTCAAGAGCCATCGCCACCTGGACCAGGATGGACTGAATGAAGGGGTCGAAGTTGGCGTTGGGCCTGCCGGGGTTGGCGACTTCAATGGACTCGCCAGGGGCCAGGTCAATGATGGCGCCCGACTTCAGGTTCTGCTCAAGCTGGCCAGCCGCAGGAGGCGCCCCGGTGGTCATATCCTGAAGGGTCATCCCGCCCTCGGACTTGACGAACACCGAGAACATGCCGCTCACCACCGCCGCCATGATCTCGGCCTCGGTGTAGCGGTCGAGCTGTTTCAGGCTCTCCACCACGGGCGCCAGGTAGGGCACCCCTCGGGTCTGGCCAGGCCGCAGCTTGCGATAGAGGTGCAGCACGTTCCGGCGCCCGGTCTTCTTGCCGAAGGCGTCGTAGGGCTTCCAGTCCTCTTTCGGGCTGCCCAGGTCCCCGGGGTGGCTGGTGCGGATGTGGTAGCGGAGCGGGGCACCAGTGGCGTCAAGCTCAACGCCACCGGCGAAGGTATTGGTCTCCTTCTGGCCCTTGGGCTGGGATACCCTGTCGCCCTCCAGGATCTGGACCTTGAGGGTGTAGACGGAACCCATGGTCTGGAGCATCGGCAGGAGCACGAAGCAGTCGGCCGACTCCATGGTGGAGCGGAACGCCAGTTCCTGGAGGCCGTAGAAGTCCAGGGTGCGAGACAGGTCGCAGTCGGGGGTATCAGCGAACAGCCTGAACTCGCGCTCGATCTGCTTCTGGGTCTCGGCTGCCTGCTCCTCGGACAGCCCCAGGACCTCCCGGTCGATGTTGCTCTGCATGGCCAGGCCGGTCCCGACCACCGAGTTCACCACGCCAGAGACAGCACCGGCAGCGATGGGGGAGTTCCGCACCAGGTCCCGGGACCGTTCCCGCATGGTGGGGAGGTCCGGCAGGATGTCGGCGTCGGCGCTGCCGGTGGAGGTCTTCCACTTCGACATGCTCCTGCGGTCCACACGACCGGCCAGGTAGCCGCCTGCCACCGCAGCCATGGCCCGGCCCTTCAAACGACGAAGGCCCCAGGAGGGGCTGATCCAGGACGCGAACTCGTCCAGAAGCGTCGGCTTCAGTTCAGTCATTCGGCACCCCGAGCCGGACGGTCATGCCGCCGCCCTTGGAAAGCCGCTGAACCCAGCGGTTCCAGTAGTCGATGTTTCTGCGGATCTCGGCCACGTTGGCCCTGGTGAGGGACCTGCCGCCGATGGTGTAGGACTGGCCACCTGCCACGGCCAGGTCTGCCGCGACCCACTGGTCGAGGTGCGTCTGCGCGGTTGCGAGGTCCAGTCCAGCCATGCCGCAAGGCTACGTCCCGCCCGCTACATTCGCAAAATGTAGATTTGCTTCAACGGGTTGACAGGCTTGCGGCTTGCGTCATCCTGGGCCTTGGGTGTGGTGGGCCACGCATGGGCCTCCTGGAAGGGTCCCCGGGGTTTCGGCCCCGGGGCTTTTCCATTCAGCCGATCCCCTGGGACCTGAACCGGCGCCCTCGGGCCTGCTGGGGCACCGCCCCGCCGGTCTTGGTGGCCTCCAGCAGGGCAGCCAGGTCACGGAACACCCCCGGGGCCAGATAGGTCTGGAGGATGAACAGGGCGCCCAAGTTGTAGACCTCCAGGTCCAGGGCTTCGTTCCTGGTGTGCGTCTTGACCCAGACGGTCTTCTTGGTGCGGGTGCGCTTGTTCGTGACCACGATGCGCTTCTCGCCGGTCAACTGGGCCAGGTATTCCTCGGTGGTCCACTCCGGCAGGTGCATGTAGCCCGGCCCCGGCTGGGCGATCTTCAGGCGGGAAAAGATCCGATCCTTGGCCTGGTGGGTTGCGATGGTGTAGAGCCGCACCGCCGACCGCTTGGTGGTGCCCTCGGCAGCCAGCACCGGCTTCGAATTGAACTCCACACCCTTCACCGCGAACACCCGGGCCCGCAGGTTCTGTCTGGGCTGCACGAAGTCATAGACGGCATCGGTGTGGTGGCCGCCGGAGTCCACCACCGTCACCGCCACCTGCATCTTCAGACCGTCGGCCCTGGTCCACTCCCTGGTCCTAAGGGCCTCCACATCCTCCCACACGCCAGGGTCGGCGCTGGGGTCTCCCCAAAAGACCTCATAGGCGATCAGGTAGGACTCCTCCCCCGGGGCCCAGCCCTTCACCACGGCCTCCAAGCGGTTGTCCTGAACGTCCACCGCCATCGTGAGGCAGGCCACGTTCGCCGGGACCTCGGCGGCGTAGGGGGCCAGCCGCTCCTTCAGGCTGTCCTTGTCCTGCGTCTCGCCCTGTTCCTCCCAGGTCTCCCCGAGCCGCAGGTTGATGAATGCCTTGAGGGCTTCCTTGTTCCCCTGGGCATCGACCCATTCCTGGGCCAGGGTGTGCCAGTTCTCCTTCCACGGGGAGTAGAGCGCGTTGATGTGGAACCCCACCACCGGCCTCCCGGGGTGGGCCGCGATCCAGCGACCGCGATCGAGCATCCCCTGCTTGTGCCGCTCAGTGATCCCGGCCTTGCACTTCGCGCAGACGTAGCGAACTGACTCCTGGACCACCTGCCCGTCAGCGTCCACCTCCCACACCAGGCGGTGCTCCTTCGTCTTGGGGTCGGTCCACCACAGGACCTGTTCGTGCCCGCAATGCGGGCATGGGACATGGAACCGGCGCTGGTCGCTCCTCTCGTAGTCCCTCTCGATCCTGGAAAGGCCCTTCGGCTTGGCGGGGGTGGAGACCTTGAACAGCTTGAAGTCGGGGAACTGGTCCGTGCGCCTGGAACCGATCTCGATGGGGTCACCTTCCCCGTTCACATCGTCCGGGTAGCCGTCCACCTCATCGAAGGCCACGATGGGCACAGGATCAGACCGGAGGCCCGCGCCCGAGTTCGCCCCGGTGAGCTTCAGGAACCCGCCGGGGAACTCCTTCAACTGAAGCGTGTTCCCGCCCTGCCTGGACTTGGCCTCGCGCACCTTGTCACGCAGCCGCGGGCAGGCCTGGATCATGGGGGTGATGCGCTTGCGGCCGTAATCCTTGGCGTTGGTCTCGGTGGGCTGGACCATCATCATCGGCTTCGGGTCCAGGTCGATGAAGTAGCCGATGATGTTGTTTAGGATCTCGGAGGCCCCGACCTGCGTGGACTTCATCCACACCACCTCGTTCACCAGGGGGTCGCACAGGGCGTCCATGATGCCCCGTTGATAGACCTCCGACCGCCAGGGGCCAGGCCTGGAGGTGGTCCCCTTGGGCATGATGCGGTTCGCCTCTGCCCACTGGCTCACCGTCAGGTCAGGAGGTGGGGCCCAGAGGTGCCGCACCCGCTCCTTCGCCTTGTTCAGTTCATCGAGTGCGCTTGGATGGGACACCATCCCCCACCTCCGCAAGCTCCGAAAGGGCTGCCTTCAGTTCCTTCTCGATCATCCCCTGGACCAGCACCCGGTTCGTCTCCCCCACCACGCGAGGGGCCACGCGGGCGGGCACGGCCAAGATCCGGGCCTTGGCTGTCGTCACCAGGTCTGCGGTCGCTGCCTCCCAGTCCGAGACCTTCAGCATCTCGCGCCGCAGTTCCGCAAGCTCCAGTTCTTCCCGGTCGGCCTGGGTCTTCAGCAGCCGCTTCCGCTCCGCACGGATGCCGGTTGAACTGCCGTCCTCGTTCTCGGTCTCCTTGTGGGCCACCGCCCGCCGCAGCTTGCCGAGATACCAGAACATGCAGCGCACACCGTCGAACTCGTCCCGCGCCACCTTGGGCATCCCCTCGTTCACGAGTTGCCGGATGCGCTCCCTGGTGAGGGGAGGGTTCCCTTCACCGGCCAGCAGGCGGCAGAGTTCACTGGTTCCGATGGTCTGCATTCGGCAGGCTCCGGTCCTCGCGGGGCTTCAGTCTGCCCAGGGCCATCAGATCCCCGAGCCGGATGGGGAGGGCGATGGCCACCTGCTGGAGGGTGGCGCCTTCCTTCCGCATCTGCTGGGCCTTCGCCAGGATCTCGTCGTAGTCGTCCACCAGCTACTCCATCTCGACCACTTCCATCCCGTATTCGTTGGGAACCTTCTCGATCACCAGGTCCGGGCGCAGGCGCAGACGGTTCCGCTTGAAGGGGGTGTAATCGACATGGTGGTGCCAGCGGTTGAACTTCCAGACCAGCCGCGAAACGTCAGGATGAACCGCCACCTGCATCTGGGACTTGGCCAGGGTGCCCGTGTCGGCGTATTTCTGGCCCGGCCTCACGATGCCCTCGGCGTGGTAGAACTCCGCGGTGTTCCCCCCGGGGATGGTCTGCGTGTTCAGTTTCTTCTGGAGGAAGGCGTTGAACTGGATCGTGCACCAGCCCGCTTTCAGCATGTCCAGCGAC